TAGAATTTCCAGACAATTGTGTAATCATTGGGGATAGCTTACAGTTGCATGGAGTTTCACCAGTTTATGGAGAAGGAACAAGATATTCCTGTATTGCATATTGTGACCGAAGATTGGCCACAGAAGGTGAATTGGGTAGGACTGTAAAGAAAATAGGAAAGTATTCTGATGCTGCAACTTTAGGAGAATTTTTATGATTAAAGTAGGAATAGTAGGTGTAGGAAATTGTGCAAAATCATTAGTTGAGGGTGTACATTATTATCGCAAAAATTCAAAAATAGATCCGCCTGGATTAATGCATAAAGAAATTGGTGGATATTCTTTAAGAGATATAGATTTTATCGCAGCATGGGATGTAGATAAAAGAAAAGTTGGACAATCTCTTAATAGTGCAATATATGAAAAACCAAATTGTTCATGGAACATTTTAAATAATAGTTCAGAATTTGATGTCAAATTATCAAATCCAATAGTTGAAACTGCTCCAATATTAGATGGAGTTGAAAAACATATGATTACAGATGATATTGATCATAATGAAAAAGTATGTATACTTGATGAAAAATTTAATGATATTGAATTTGAAAAATCTATATCAAATAAAAATATTGATATTATATTAAATTATTTACCAGTAGGTTCACAAAAAGCTACAGAATTTTGGGCAGAAATATGTTTGAAATATAAAGTTAATATGGTAAATTGTATTCCTGTTTTTATTGCAAGTGATCCAGAATGGGGAAAAAGATTTAAGGATGCTAAAGTATCTATTGTGGGTGATGATATGAGATCTCAAGTTGGTGCATCTATAATCTCGGCAGTACTACAGGAAATATTTTATGCTCGAGGTGCAGATGTTCTTATGCATTATCAAGACAATATTGGTGGCAATACAGATTTTTTAAATATGCAAGATTCTTCTAGAATAACTTCTAAGAAAATTTCTAAAGAAAATGTAATTAAAGAACAAATAAAATTAGCAGGAAAAGAAGTAGTAGAACATTCTGTTGCAGCAGGGCCTGCACAATATTTTCCCACACTTGGAGATAATAAAAGAGCTCATTGGTTAATTAAAGCAATAGGATTTGGTGGAGCTCCAATAGAATTTACAGCAGATTTATCGGTTCAAGATTCTCCAAATTCAGCAGGAGTCGTTATAGATGCATTACGTTTATGTAAAGTTGCAAATGAAATGAAAATATATGGCCCACTAATAGGCCCATCAGCTTGGACACAGAAAACACCACCAAAAGATATGAAACCTACTGATGCTAAAATTGAATGTGATAAACTAGCTAATAGAGAATTGAATTAAATTTATATGATATTATGGATAACAGGATTAAGTGCTTCTGGAAAATCTTATATAACATCTGGAATTGTAAAAAGTTTGGGTGTAGGATATAAAAATATTAGACATGGTGTAGATTTTTATTCTTATAATGATATAATAGTATTGGCCAGAAATATAAATGAAAAAGTTTTAAGAGGAACAGATGGTGTTATGGTAGGAAAGGACAAGTTAAAAAAATTTATTGATTTAGAATATTCTAAATGGAGACATATAATATTGGATGGTCAAAAGTTTTTAAATTTAGAAATATTATCACATCTTATTAAATATGATTTGAAAATAATATATCTAGAAGTTCCATTAAACACTATTAATTTAAGGTCTAAATCTAGAAAAAATGGGTGGGATAAAAATAGAACTGCTAAAAGAACCGAAAACGAGATTAAAAAATATAATGAGTTATTATTAGATAATTCTGTTTATAAAAAATATGTTGATATAAAATGTAATGATGATGAAATTTTAGGCGAACAGATAATAAATGATTTGTTAAATGAATTACAACCAAACCCAAGTTTAAATTTATATGAGTTACAATTGGAATAATTTTGATTCTGATTTGATGAAAGATTTTAATTGGTTTTTATACAAAATCAATCAAAGGAGTTGTATTGAATTAGGATACATTGATGAGAATTATGAATCAGTAAATCGTCATGGCAACCATGATTTTGGTTTGGGTAAAGATGTAGAATATTTTCATCCTACTATCACTCTTGACGATAGAATGAGATATATTGCTACTCATATATCTCAAGCAGACATGGATATTGATAATATACTATGCAATACCTACATATCTCATTTTTATGGTGCTAGAGGGATACATCAAACTCTTACTGACAGTAAAGACCCTAGTAATTGTTTTATAGATTTTCATAAAATTTTAAATCAAGATTTATCTTATACGGAGACTATTAAACATAATATATTTTTTGCAAAGAAAAGAAAAAAACCATTATGGGGATCTACAGAAATTCACACTTCTTTACAAACTACAAGTAGAAATTATGTAAGATCATTAAGAAATCAACCAGACAAAAAGTTTGATACTTTTGATTTACTAGAATGGGTATCTTCATTCATAACTAATGGAACTAATAAAAAATTAATTCAAAGTTCCCATATAAGAGATACTTATAATGCACTTATAGAATTAGATGGAGTGGGAGATTATTTTGCATTTCATGGAGCAGCATCATCATCAGTATTGCCCCAAATGAAATATCATGTAGATCAAAGATTTGTTGCACCTGGCCCTGGAGCTAGATTTTTAATTAAAAAAATGTGGCCAGATGCTCCATCTAGAGAATATGCAGATGCAATTTATTTTTTAAGAGAAAAAGGAGATGAAATAGGACTTACTAACAATGTTAATTTTCATCCTAAAGCATATAATGTTTGGGATGAAAATAATAATCCTGTTTTTAATTACTCCCACGATAGTTTAAAATATTACGGAACTGAAGTATTATCATGTCAGTTTGGTATATACTTACAAATAAGAAATGATCGTAAAGCTTGTATGAAAAGAAAAGTTTCACGTTCTGATGATTTTGTGGGGTTGGGTGGAAACTCTAATTTAATGGAATTTTTTGAATGAAATCAATATTAACTACACCATTTAGACCGATAACCAGAAGTAAAACAAGCCATCGTTCTTCTCAAGGTGTAATATATGGAGACATGATAAAACAATCTGGTGAAGACATTACTATAAATTATGATGGAAAATTAGATCCAAATGAATTTGATAAAATGTATGTTTATCATGGAAATGATTGGTCTGGATCTTTAAATATATTTGGTGGAATTGAAAATTATCCTGCTGGAAAATTACAACAATTTAGTAATTTTAAAGGAGAAGTAATATCATTAGGTATTCCATTTCCTGCATATCATGAATTGATTCAAGCAAAGGGAAATTTTTCTATTGAAATAAATTTTGATAATTTAAAAAGAATGTATGAAACGAGTAAAGTAGTTATACATCCACATAAAACTTTAAATTTGGTTTTGGGGGATAGTCATTGTATTTGTATGTATCGGCCAGGATGGATGGTTCATTCTGTTCCATTCAAAACATTATATGGTGGATTGAATGATGAAGTTGAAGGTTATCCTTCACCATTTAAATTTTCTTCTTACAAAGTACCTTTCGCACACAATGTTGAATTTTACTTTGGGAATATAGATATAAGACATCATCTATGCAGACAAGAAAATTCAGAACAATCAACTAAAGATTTAGTAAAAAAATATGTGGAAAAGGTTGGAAGTTTTAGAGATTTAAAAAGTGTTTCAATATATGAACCTTTACCTATAGAAAATGAATCAAGAAAAATACCAAAAACAGGATGGTATAAAGGGGCGCCATTTTATGGAACATGGGAACAGAGAAATAATGTTCGTAATGTTTTCATTGAAACATTGGAAGAATACTGCGAAAAGAGTGATGTAAACCTAATAAAGTGGACAAAAAAATTGTTAAATAGTAGTAAGGAATTAGGATTTGAATATATGGAAAAACCACAATCTGTACATTTGTCAAGAGAATATTATCCCTATTGGACAGGTGAAGAATCTACATTATCTAATTTTTTTAACGGAGCATAGTTCAGCTTGGTAGAACGCTTGCTTTGGGAGCAAGAGGCCGTGAGTTCAAATCTTACTGCTC